CCATTGTTCTTTACAATCATATAGGTCTAAACCACCCAATCCATAACAAGGATCATTTCCTGCATAGTACCAAGCAAATTGCATTTGACATTCATATTCTTCAAGTCCTACCTTTCCTGCACAGGGATCAGAGAACCACAGTCCTTCAGTTGCAACGACATAATTATTAAAACTAATCCCCACATGCTTATAAGTATCAATTGTTAATTCTGTAAAACTGTAAGAAGCATTAGCACCAGAAAAAGTAAGATTAAATAAATTCTGTGCATTCCCAGGATCAGTAACCAATGACCAGTTTGTCTTTCCAACGAGTTGACTCGCAGCACCAGCACCTGTTTGCAAATCTACATTGCCCACAAGCTCAACTGAAAGCGCAGCAATGTCATTAAGACTTGCACTCTGTGCAACTGTAACTCCATCATCAGCTCCATCGTAGTCAATTCCCTTACCCACAACAGAATCAACAAGGTCTGCAGTAAGCATTGTTCCAGTCGTTGTCCCAACGTTAGCATTAACCGTGGCATCAAAGATTGCTCCAACTCCGCCTGAAGGGTCTTGATTCATATGATAGACAGCTTTAAAGTTACTGTCCCAAACAGATTGAGCCGGAACGCTTCCAGTAAGTCCTACGTAAGTAGTATTATCAGCCTGAAGTGGATCAAAGTAAATATAGAAAGTAGTTGAAATTCCCTTAAAAATTAAAAAGGTTGAAAGACCAACATGGATAAGAGCTTTATTCCCTACTGCATCCCACTTCTCAACATCACAGTAAAGTTGAACCGCTCCGTCATAACTCGTCACTGCAATTTTAAGATAGCTGGCCCCAACATCAGTAAATATAGCTGTCAAGTCTTGATTGCTCTGACCGGCAAGAGCACTAATAATTATTGGAACAGGAAAATGAGTAAGTGTTTCATCAACCTTAGTCAAGTCAACAGTTACTGAAATTCTCTTAGCATATGTTCCAAGCCAGTTAGCCATTACGCATTACCCCAAGCGTAAGCATCTGTATTCATATCAATCACGAACTCATGAAGCCCGTAGTCTTCTCCAAGCGGTTCAATGTTATGACAGTCAAGAAGCTCGACAGTTTTCTTATTCTTATCTCTTTTCGGTGTCAACCCTTTAAATATTCCCTCAAGTGGATAATCAAACTCTTTCATTCTTACCCTCTCTTATTATTTTCTTAGCCGTAATACCTGCTTCAACAAACACTTTATTAATGTCCCAATCACTGTGTTCCGCAGCAACGATGTTAAGCTGCTGGGCCACTACAGGTTGATAAGCAAGCAGTTCGGGATTAGCTGTAAAGAAAGTATCCTTAATCTTGTTGTAGCTGTGTTCATTCTTTATATGATGAATCACGAGAGCAGGAACACTAATAAGAACCTTCCTGGTAATTGCCTCTGTGAAGTCAGCAAGAAAGCTGTTAAACTTTTCAAGACTTCCAAGAATTTCCCACAGTTCTTCTTCAGTTTTAATTTTCATTTATAATACCTATTAAAAAAAGAATATTAAATTCCCGCTTAATGTTTGCGCCTGAGCAGTTTTAACTACCATTGTCCATGATACATTTTTTTGTAGTATAAAAGCTTCATCAAAATCTATTCTCTGACTAATAGCTGCAGCAGTAATATACGCTCTGAACATTAAAGTGCCACCACTTAATCCTGTTATATCTGTAAACTGATGACAAGTTACATCAGCTGCTTTTGCTAATCCTGTGTTTAAGTTCACTGGTACAGGAGCTGTCCCACCAGCAGCCGTCCCTATCATACCATAATAAAAGAGAACTTCATCAGCGGCAGTACCACTTAGCCATAAATGTGATAAGACTAATGGAGTATCACTATTATTTTTAATGTATAATATATTATCTAACGCACCTGCTGCACCCGCCTGCGTAAAAGGAAGAATATAAGCATCCTCATTATTAAATGACGCATGGCCTAATTGCGATTTAATTACTGAATCAGTTTTAATCTTACCCTCAGAATCAATCCTAACTGCATCATTTGTTACTGGATCTCTGAATATCATTTGTTTTCTCCTGTTAACTGTTTATATCATCTAAACTTATTTCAACACCTGTTATTTCAGATAATTGTAAATTCATTATCTTTATTTCTTTTAGTATACTGTTTAACAACTGAGCAGTTTCGGTTTCTCTAACCTGAAAAGGATTATTATGATTTATTAAATCTCCTTCTTCATCAATTATCTTATGCTCATTTATAAAAGTCATATCACCCACCAAGCGATTGCATCGCTAATTAAAGTTATAGAATCCCCAGCATTAAGCGTCTGATAAACCTCACCTTCAATCTCAACAAGTGGTTCAGCCGAGTTAGGTTTCGAAGTCACAATGCCAGTCCCAATATTTTTAATCTCATAAACCCGATCCTTGCCTTTAGTAACTGTGGGCATAAACAAAGTGAATGTTCCACTAGCAAGAATTATATCACTATGTGTTGTAATTGTTCCAGTCGCAGTAAACACCTTTACATTATTACCAGTTGAAATAGTATCTGCAATCACTGCTCCATCAGTAGTAAGTGCACTTTGATACTGTCCTGTGAAGTTACCTGCTAGATCAAGCAACGGAATAGTGTCGTCATAAGAATAAGGTCCCATCCCACCAAGGTAATAATGCTTAACTGTCATAGTTACTCCATAACTCGAGCTTCGTTAGATTCCTCTCGGACCAAGTCAAACTCCACGCTTTGCATTTCAACTTCAATAGCTGCCAGCCAATCCTTTGCACCTTCAGTGTTTCGGTTAAAAGTTTCCACCTGGTAAAGCGCAGCCTTTAGCAACGCATCCGGCATAACAGCTGTCCAATAGTTAGTAGCAGCACTGCCACTCAAATCCACATTACTGAACCGACCAACAACTTCAATGTTACAGGCCACGTCAGTTTTCGGAGCAAATATAATCCCATTGTAGCTTCCGTCGTCATCAGTCTTAACATAGTTAAAGAAAGTCCCGAGGCTTTGAAAGTCAGTGTAATCCGTAGACCTAATCCAAATAGGAGAATAAAACAAAGGCTTTCCACCGTTACTGGCACTTACCAAGCCTGTGTAGTTTTTCTTAATGGTCTTATAAGGATAGCGGGTAAGTTGCCAGCGAGCCTCAGTGTCATTACACCAAACTTCCTCAATAGCCCGACAGTTCTGGAAAGCCAAATACCACGTTCCGGCCACAACCTCTTCAAAAATACTGGCCTTAGTCTTGCTCGTCAGATACTTGCGATCCAGGAACCTCATCCCAGAGTTGATAAAAAAGTCAGCGCCATTGTCAGTATCAAACTCAGCAACTGTTGTTGTCGCCAAGTCATACCGGCCAGAAAGCTTTATAAATTGTTGCCTCACACCAAGTAAGTTCAATCGTCCACCCTCCTGCAATTTTATTGCAATAGGGGGGAAGCCGAAGCCTCCCCGCTATTGCGGTTTAAAGAATGGCACTAACGACTATGGAGTGCCATTGTCACTTCCGAATCCATTCAAATATGCACACTTTGAGGGATGATGAAACTCCATACCAGCCTCAGTAAGAAACTCCTCGTCTGTCCCATCAATTCTGCCACGGCCGGTATTCTGCTTATCAGGATCAGCATAAAAGGTCGTGTCCGTAATAAACCTTTCAACCAAATCCTTTGGCTCAAAAATAATAGCAGTGTTCCGGTTAGTCGCTTCATAGCTAAACAACGGATGAGTCATTAAGTTAACAGTCCCAAACGGTGTTACCCATTCAGTCACATTAATTCCATAAGACTTCGTCGAACGGTTAAACTCAAAGTTTCCATACTCCTTGACTAGTTTGTTAATCTGCAGAAGCACTCCGCTGCCACAAAATCCCAACTTGTCTCCAGAGCCGTAACGAAAAGTCTGCTCAAGAATCGAATCAAGCCATTCTTCACCAGCATCCAACCACGTGGCATTAGTAAAATCAGTTTGAGATGAAAAATCGCTTACAACTCCACCGTTAGTCACGATGTTATAAACTAACCCGCCAGTCGTCCTTTCCGGTTTCCCGTTACTTCCAGCCTCTTCAGTCGGGATTCCCCAAATAAAGGACTTTTCTATCTCAATACCATGAATTTCAAGTGCTTCTTTCTTCATTTTCTTATAAGCATCTCCAGTCCGCAGCGTAGTAAGCCTGGCAGTCCGGGTAATGCTCAATGGAGTTCTCCAAATCTGAGTGTAGTTAAAATACTTAGTCGGATCATAAGCAACAGCATCCGGCATTGCACCACCCTCAGGGTTAATGTTACCAATTACCAGAGCATGGTTGCAAGAATCTAGAAAATTAGTTAAGCTGTTATCATCAGCTTCAAGCAACTTCACAGCCATGTAACTTGATGCACCATTCTTAATCGCAGCAATAACTTTACCACGAACATCAACAGTGTAGTCAGCAGTGTCACGAAGTAGCACTTGATGACCGGCACGGAACTGAGTAGTATCCGCTTCGGCCAGTTTAAAGTAAAGAATTGTCCCAATAACTCCACCACTGGTATAAGCAGCGCTTAATGCTGCGTCAGTGTAACGGCCAGTAATCGTGGCAGATTGTGTCGGCAGACCCTGTGTCCACCATTTAAATTCCGGATCATTTGTCTTTTCTTTGCTCATCTTACTCATAAGAGCAGTCAAAGGCATCATCCCATTCGGATAAAGATACAGAATAGTTTCTCTCCAATCTTTCGGACGCATATCAGAATCAGTCCAATCTCCATTTCCCGTATTGTTACTACTTGCTAAGCAAGCGAGTTGGTCATTTCTGCCAACTTCTCTACGTCACCATAGAGTCCAGAGCACCTCATCACATCCTTAGATGTGTCACCTCTTCCGACTTTATAAAGCATTGATTTAGAGACATAAGGCATAATTAAATCAAAAAACTTATCTTTATCACTATATCTAAGGCCAAGTTCGTGTCCAATAGTTCCATCTTTAAGAACACAACATCTACGAACCCTAAAGATTATTCCCCATTTATCTACTATTCCTTTGGCTAGCATAAGAAGCTCAGCTTTTGAGAATAGCGGCATACTTATAGAAATAGTACTTTTACTTGGAGCAAATCTTCCATCATCCTGATAAAGAACAGCCAGACACGCCGGTGTCATAAGTTTAACAGCGTGTGGTTGTATTACCTTACGTTTGTCTAAATAGACTTGTTTTCTAAGCTTGGTAAATACTGGATGGCATCTAGTCCTTAAGCACCAATTATAATTACCTTGCCCAGAATGATAGTATTTATCTACAGTAACTCCAGTAACAATAGAAATAAAAGCTTCTTTAAATCTAATGTAATCTTCTTGCTTCTCTGAATGAGTAATCTGCATATAAGCATTTATTCCCTTACTTGGTAAAGTAATATTACCGTCTCCAAGGGTCATCCAGGTTAGTAAAGCTATTGTATTATACTTGTCAAACAAATCGTTAATCTCCTTATTAGTCATGCTCGTTACACCTCCTGTATCAGGTTGGCACGGGATTGTCTCGTAAGATATTCCCCGTTTTTAAGTGATTTTAGATACGCCGATATCTTAACGCATCCCTAAAAAAGCAGCAGTCATTTTAAAAATCCTCCAGTTAAAGTTAATTCAAGTTCAAGTTCAGGTTCAAGTTATGTACCTACAACAGTCACACCAGGGCCAAGAGGTTCATATCTTAGATAATGTTTCCAAGTGCCGGTTGTTGGACCAGTAGCAATCACAACAGTAATAATACCTGCATTGACTATAATTCCACGCCCACCCACTGAACCAAGTCCAACCATAACAACTGAAAGATCAGGCGCAGTAGCAAGAGTAGTTTTATTCAGTACAACTCCACCCCCAGCAGCAAAATTTGCTAGTGATGCAGAAGCCCCACTGAATGTGATTGCAGCACCAACAGTAGGATCAGCACTATATTGTAATGTAGATGCAGTTGCATCATTCAACGTAATACAAATAGAAACCAATTCAAGAATCTTAATTGGTCCGCCTGCAATCGTGAATATTGTATTACCATTAGTCATTACGATTGTTGAGCCAGACACAACTGCTGCGTTAGAAGATAATCCACCAACAAGTTGTTTAACGTAAGCCATAATTGACTCAGTAGCACTCACTACCCCGGCAGCAGCCGCATCCGTTTTATTACCGACAACGTCCCGCATCAGCTTATTGGTGGTAGAGTCAGCACCAGCTTTACGGACATCCCTTTTATAACTCTTCATTTCATTCCTCCTCTTGCAATATTATTGCAATAGCATCAAATTTACGCAACACCATCAAAAATCAGAACCCAGGCAGTCGGCCCAGCAAAGATAATGAAATGGTCTCCATTAGCATCCATATCACCGTAAGTTGTAAACACCGCCCCAGTCTCTTTTTCCCACACAGTAACATCCCCGCCATCCGCACCAGTTGGCGCAATGATAAAGTAAAACTGGCCACAAGCCTCAGCCAAGCTCGGCAGCGTCACAATTGCAACTGCATCAGCAGCACTGGAAATAACAGAAAGCACGTTGTCTCCTGGCTTCATGCTGTAAGTTGGTGCAAGCGTTGTCAAAGTCAAAAACTTAGGAATATTCCCCAGTGAATCTGCATCCCCTTTTATAAAAGTTCTTCCACTCATTTTAAAATCCTCCATTAAGCAATTAGATCATCAATATCCTTCTGCACATCATTGCGAAGGTCCTTTACTTTCTGCCTGCTACTTCCCTTGTCAACAAGTGCAGGATTACGTTCACGTTTCACGCCCACAGGTTTTTTAATCCCAAGCGTCTCTCTTGTCCGTTTCTCCGCCTCGACCAGAACCTGCTTAAGTGTCCAATCACCATGCTCACTTACGATCTCATTAGTGATTGCACCAACAGTTTTCCTCACAGGCAACAGGTCTTTGTTCACTCCAAAGAACTCGTCAATCCCCTCCTTCAAAACCATATGTCTTTGGATTTGATCAACAACCACACTTGGAACATTTCCGTTGAACTGTGCTCCAGCGTCAGTCAAAGCCCTGTTATAAACCTTAAGAAGCAACCCGTTCAACTTTGCCTTGTCATTAAGAAACGAATCAATATCATCATCGTCACCAAGGAAAGAAACTTCAGGCTGCGCCTGTAGCTCAACCGGTTTAACTTCCGCCGGTTTTCCTTCCAAAGCATTAATCCTGGCCAACAGAGCTTCGTTCTGTTTCTTACTTAAAGTCAACTCGTCTTCAGGTTCCGGTTCCAGTTCAGCCACTGGTTTCACAATAGGTTCAACAGGTTCTTCAGGCTCAATCCCAGGTTCCAACTCCGGCCCTAGTTCTGGCTCTGGTTCAACCAAAGGCTCTTCTGACCCAACAGGCTCGATTTCCACTACAGGTTTAACAACTATCAGAGGTTCTTCTTTCTTGCTCATTCCAAGAAACTCCCCTACCTCATCGAAAAAACTCATAACTAATCTCCCTCATTTAAAATGTCTTCAGCCACTCCTTCTACTCTCGAGTCTTCCATATCCTCAAGAATAACCCTGGGCATTTCAATAACCCTTCGGATTGTATCTATACATTCCTGAAGTCTTAACACGGACTCGAAATCCTTGGCTATTTCCAAGCCATCTCGCATCTGCTCGACGGCTCCATTAAGTTCAATCTGCATATCAGACCAGACTGAACCACCGATAAAATCTCTTACTGCTCCAGGTGTTGACTTGTAACCTTTCATCACGCCATCCCCCTTAAAGCCGTTTCGTTAATTGGAACTAAGTTGCCCTTCTGAGCTTCACTTGCAACTTGCTCGTCCCCCTGAACTTCAATCTTAATAAAGTCCTGAACATTCTTAGCTCCATTGTTCCGAGCGATGTGGCTGAAGATTCTGGTCATATCAAACTTCTGTTGAAGCTCAGGATTCTTTGCCATAATCTCAAACAACCGTTCCCAAACTGCAGAGTAGTTTCCACCGGGAATACTTCCATCCCGAACAATCACATCATAGTTTACAAGCAAATCAAATGGAGAAACGTTAATCTTGCCCTTGGTTTTCTTAAGTTCCTTAACTCCATACTCCTCAATTAACACGTTCTGCCACCGGCCCGTAATCTTCACAAATTGTTCTTCAGTCATAAGCTGTTTCGTATGCGCACCAAACATAACTCCGATGTCTTGAAAGGCCTGAAGTCCAATAACCTTTGCGATCCGGCCCATCCTAGAAAGATGCCCGCTTTGCGTCCCGCTGAACTCAGCACCAGTCAAACGTTCTGGTCCACCCTGTCTCAACTGTCCCATTGCAGCATCATCAGCCCCGCCAATCTTCTGTTGCCATTGCACTATCCAACTGGAGTCTGCAACATGCTGACGCGTCACGTCAGTTACTGGAAGTTGATAAACAGCATTACGAACAATATCTGGCCGTCCCCAACCAGGCTGACGAATCCGAATCCTCTTTCCAGCCTCTGGTGAATTAATGTCCTTAGAGTTAATCAAATAAGGATCATAAATTAACACGTCATTCATTGTCTTACGAACATTCGCAACGTGCATATTAAACATCCAGTCCAAAACCCTTTGCAATCCATTCAGCATCTCAAGACGTGAGACAGGAATGGCCGAGTATCCATCGAAATCAGGAGCGGCAGCAGCAACAGGAAACATATTATGGTCTAGATCAAGCGGTTTAGCGCGAACTATCACGCTATCAGCAGCAACAGAAAATAGCCATTTCTCTGGATACTCGGACTTACCAATGTTCCACTCACGCGGAATTAACTTAATATACATATTAATAACGTCACAGGGTTTTGTCGCAATCCCTGCACCACGAACAGTCTGACCAACACCACCGTTTGAATGATAACGGTCATAACGTGGACTCTTCCATTTCATCTCACGGTCAGACTTATCATAACCATAGATTGAAGTTGATCGGGAATTCACACTGTTCAAGTAACGAACGTTAAAATAATCTCCGTCGTTTTTCTCCTTCGTCAGAAGATTACTTACATTCGTCCGCTCTACCCAACCAAAAAACTCACCACTTTGAAGCTTATGAATTGGAACGTTTGGATCAGGCAGGGCAAGGTAAGGGTCAATGTTCTCAAGAGCATTTCCCTCGAATAGAATTCCTTCTTCAACCTCTTTAGTCCGTTCCGTGAACAGACCAAACAACCCGCTCGGTGTCTCCTTCATAACAGTTCTGAAACCAAAATCCCTCTTCCAAATTGGAGCAACGAAACCAATACCATAAGAAAGTGAATCCCTTAGCATAGTGTGAATGTCTAGTCCAACCTTGTTCTTTAAACAATGAAGTTCAATAACCTTTTCAAGGAGAATTGCTCCAACCGTGTCTCCCGGCTCAACACCCTCATAACGAAACATCGGATCCTGATAGAATGCTGCGATAAGGTAAGCCAGCAAAGTTTCCATAATAGCATAAGTATTCGGAAACACTATGCTTGTTGGCTTCCTCGGGTCATTGAAGATGATTTCTTTTTCAGCATCATCCGCCGGAATATAAGCCGTAAGCGTTCGGTCTATCTCATTCCACGAACTAAACCTACTTGAGATGTTCCCAGCAGCCTCTTGTGCGTAAGGCATAATCAGGCCCAGAATCTTTTTATGTAATGCTCCTTTCGGATCAAGATCAAGCTCAAAAGGATAGTCATAATCAAACTGAGTCTTTGAAAAATCTATGTTCTGTGGCAACTGGTTTCCTGTAATTATAACGCCCATTATTAGTTCCTTTAAACAAAACAGAATTCTTGATCTGGTTGATCAAAATCTTCTTCAGTTAATGATTTAAATTCTTCTTCATCACTTTCCGGCCCATAATCTTCCGGATCGAAGAAGTATGCAAACTGATCCATCAGTGGCATCAAGTGGCTTAAGCCATCCATAACGTCCCATAGCTTGCTTCGCGGGAACATAAGGAGTTGACTCTCAAGTTTCTGACAAGATTCCTTATTATGGTAAATGAATCCCATCTTATAATAAGGTCCGAGTGCTGCAACACGTTTCGGCTTGTTACTCTTACTGGCCGAAATAGAATAATAAATTGGAACACTCATTCCACTCTTAATCCTTGTCCGCATAATATTCTCAATAGGTTGGCTTATCCACCGGTCAATCCCCGTAGTTTCAACCCCAAGCACCACAGCCCGATAAGTTTGGCACTGTGCAAACATATTCTCAAGCAATTCGTCTGGTTCCATCTTACCAGCCACCACGTTCCGAACAAAGATCTTTCGACTTTGCCTGTGAATCCCAACTACAATCACGGCGGAATCAGCACTTGAAAGTTTAACTGTTTTGGCCGGATCAACAATTACGAGATTCGTGATCTCACGCTCTGGAATCCGTTCTGGTTCTTTCGTTCCATCTGTGTAGACCAGTAACGTTCCACCACCTTCAACATAATACTTAAAATATTCGGCCCGAAAGACTGCATCCTCTTGAGAGATTGGTAAGTTCCTGAACTCCCGATAAAAGACATCCAAAAGCCCCTTTTCTTTATGGCTTGCATGTTCAGCTTTAATCTCCTCAGTTGAGATGAACTCAGGAGCATTCGAGTTAAGTTCATCGTCGCAGAGTTCCAGCCGGATACTTTCCCAGTCACTGGAATCAAGCAGTTTCTGAAGCAACGAGTCCTCGTGTTTCAAAGTGTCTATGTAGATTGTCCGCCAGTTCTTATCTACCCGACTCACAGCTTTCATAAAATCAGCAAAGAACTTAACCTCCAGTTTTAACCGAAGTTCTTCATTAAGTACTTCATCTGCATCTTCAAAATCATCAAATATGAAGAGGTCTGGCCGAGCATTTCGGTAAAGGATTCCACGAATAGCCTGATTAGCACCCCTAGGATAAACCAACGTTCCAAGAGAATTCTCATTAAACCGTGCGATCCAACTCTTCTTAGAAAATGAACTATCTACACCCTCACCACTTGAAGTCTTAACCTGGCCAAATACCTGTCGAATCAACAGATTTGCTGATAGTTCAATCTTAAGGTTCTCAGTTTGCAAGAGTGACGAGTCAAAACTCTTGCTGACATAAGGAAGAAAACGTGAATCCTCAAAAACAATATTCTTTGCAGCCAACGCCAGCCCAACGATTGAAGTCTTACCAATCCCACGAGGTGCAGCAATAGCAATCCTTTGTGCGCCAGAATCAATAATATCAAAGATATCATCATGGAGTTTTGAGAACTTGGCACTGAAACGTTCGGGAAAAAAGACTTTCGCAAATACCTTAGTCGAGCGATAGCTCTCAATCAAGATATCTTGAAACTCTGAATCCTTAATCGTTAAAGCATGTTGTTCAACAAAGTTCACGTTTACTCCCCTTCTGCAATATTATTGCGATAGTTTCATTTACCAATAAGCTTGGTCTTACCATATTCCCTAGCACCAACATATCCAAGATAGCCCGCCCCAAACACTGCCCAAAGCCCCTCTGGAATTGCTGCAAGCCAAGCCTGCATACCAGCAGCAATTTGAGTTGCTATCTCAGGCCGGAAGGCGGACAAAACTCCTATTGGAATAGACGCCAAAATCAACAGATACATGACATAAAGAAAACTCGGCCTAGCCCGTGAAGTCCAAGGATCACTTGACTTCGCCTCGGCAAGAATTGCACTCAGTTGATTCTCTTGTGCACGAAACTCTCCATCCTGAGCCATCTTAAGAGCTTGAAGCTTAAACTGTTCCTTGTCCTTTGCATCCACAAAGAACTTGTCTGCGACAACATCAACTGCTCCAAGAACTGCTTTACCTATCCCAAGAAAGTCCATCATCATCAGTCTCCTTCAAGCATTTTAATAAGCTTCTCGGCCCGGCCAGACACCTGTGTGTACCACACGGAATCTTTCATCTGTTTAATCATTTCTTCCATATTT